GTTCCGCGTTGGCCGACTCGCGCACCATGGTGGCGAGAGCGTCGTATTTTCCTGGACCTCTCGGCATCTCATTTGCTCTCCAGATGTTTCACCATACCGGGGTGCCGGTTCACGAACTGGCGCAGCGTCTGCCACTCGTGTGGTCCCAGCACGACGATGTCATCACCGTGCGCGCGGGGGGCGCGCAGCACGAGGCTCCAGCCGTCGAAGCGCACATAGGCTCCATCGCCCAGGTAGACCTCGCCGTCGGTCGGCAGATCAGTGGATGGCATCGCGAACCTCCTGACTGACGACCAAGCCCGCCGCTTCGATGGTGGCCATGATCTCCTTGGCCTCCGCGATCATCTCCTTGGTCGGCTCGCCAGGGCAGAGGATGTCCACCATCGGGCCGGTCATGTCTTCGGGGCCGTCGTCACCACCCAGATCGACCGTTCCGGTCACGTCGCCATCGCCATCGCGCACGATCTCGGCGCTGGCGGCGATCACGTGCCGCTCGCCGTTCTCGCGGTAGACGCATGAGACGATCACGATTTCTTTGGCGGGCAACGCCTCGCGCTGTTCATCTGAGAGGTTACTGGCGCGCTCCAGCCACTGGTCTTCGCTCTCGTCGTCGGCCTTCGGCAATTTGCGCTGCCACGCCTCCGATATAAAGCTGATGGCGGGGGCTTCTTCGGCCACGGCCATCACCGCGACCGCGTTCTGAAGTGTCATCTTTTGCTCGCCGTCCTCCCACTGCGCGGGCACGACCTTCAGGTCGCCGCTTTTGCAATGCACGACGAACATCGCAACAACCTCGCCGTGTTTATTCAGCATATCCTTGGCGTATTTGAAGTCGAACGCCAGCCGATCATTCCACTTGGTCATTAACCCCTCCTGTATTGTGAGACGCGCACCTGGGCGTCGTGGCGTTCCGCGATCCGCTCCAGCCGCCGCATGGCGGCCTTCTGCGACCGGTCGCGTTGGTTCTCTTCAGTCGGCAGCAAGTATTCCGTGAACACGTTGGGCGCATCCACGGAATACCAAGCCTGACCTTCTGGCGCGTAGCGCAGCATCACTGGTCATCCTTCGCCAGCATGCGCCGCTCGTCGCGATCCTCGCGCAGCCGGTCGGGATCGGGCTCTTCGGCTGGCCAAACGAAGAAGTCTTCCTCCTCCGACCATTCCATGCCGTCGGGGATCAGCCAGCAGTCGCCTTCCTGATGGATGTTGAAGCAATCGCCGTTGTCGTCGGTGATCACCGCGTTATCGCAAACCTCGCTCCAGGTGTCCCAGTAGTATTCGTGGTCGGGACCGGCATCGAGGATGGCCCAGTCTTCCTGGGTCACGCCCATGACCGATTTGGACCGGTCAGCGAACGAACTCGCGAAATCGCGCGGGATGTATTGGCCACGCGCATCGGAGAGCCACAGCATGGGTTCGGGTTTCTTGCTCATTTCTTGTGTTCTTCCCAGTTGAAGTAAACGCGGGGGCTATGGGTGAATTCAGCCGATCCGATCTTGCCGTCGGAGCGGCGGCGGGCGACCACGAAGGGGGCCATGAAGCCGGTGATCTCGAACTCGGCGCGGAACTCGTCGGTGGTCCAGCTATTGGCGGCCACGGCGAGATCATCGGCGGGCTGACCGTTGGCGATCATCGCGCGCCGGATCGTTTCAGTTTGGTCGTTCATTGGGGTTCAACTTTCAGGCCAGCTTCGATGATGGCGGTGACGATGTCGTCAGCGTAACGATGTGAGATCGCGATAGCGCCGCCGAATTGCAGGGAGTCTTGCGGCAGATGCCGGTTGACCCAGCGGCGCGCGGCCTTCGACAGCGGCATCAGCATGCAAACCGTGCCGTGGTCGGAAAAGTTAAAGTCAGTCATGGAACTCCTCCGGGGTGGGGCGAGACATGTCTTCAACGCCGCGCAGGAACCACTCGCGGGTGAAGGGCGCGGTGAAGCCGTTCTCGGCGTAGCGAATGGCGAACTCGACGCCCATCGCCATCGCCACGGCGTGACCGATGCCCCAGAGACGCAGGGCATCGGTGAAATCGTTCTTGATCATGCGGGCACCTCATGGGTGTCGGGATCGGCGGCGGGGACGTCCCAGCCAAACATCGAGCCGCACATCATCGCCTCAACCTGGGCGGGGCTGATGCCGTGCCGGGTGTTGAAGGCTTCGGGGTCGAAGGTGGGGAACATGGGCCAGAAGCCCGCGACCCCGCGCCGGATCAGGATCGGCTCGCCGGTCGAGAGATCGCGCGCGGCGCACTCGACCGGCAGCTTGGCGAGGGCGGGGGAAATGTCGTCCTCCGGGTCGGCTTCCCACTTGGTCAGGATCGCGGCATTGCGTTCGGCGGCCTTGCGAGTGGCGAACTGATACTCAGGCTGCGTCAGCATCTTTGGCTCCGCGCCATCGAAGTGCATGACGATCAGGTAGCGCCGCTCATTCTTCGCGCCATAGTTCGGGTTCAGGTCTGCGTAGTAACGGGTGGCCATTGGTCGGTCTTTCAGAGGTAAGGGGCGCGCCCAGGATGGACGCGCCGGGTTGGATCAGTCTTCGATCAGCGTGCAGGCACGCAGGAACCGGTCGCGGTCGAAGCGGGGGTTGTTCCGCTTGAACAGAAGACAGAGACCATCAGCGATCTCCTTGACCGTTCCCAGTGAACCGTGACGGTCCTCCTGGCTCACGCTGTCCGCGATAGTGCGCGCGATGGCGACGTAGTCTTTCTTACTCATGGTAGGGGTCTCACTCAGTTGTGTGCGACCCCTACATGGGCTTAGTGGCCCACCATGTCAACTTCATTCCGTCTGGCGACGGTGGCTTTTTTGACGAAATTAAACGCCGCCTGCCAGGACAGGCCGTAGCGGTTGGCCCGGTAGTAGACCGAGGCGCGGGCGACCCCGGCGGTCATGCAGGCGCGGGTGAGCGAGTATTTGCGGCCCTCGTGGGTGACCCAGATGATGTCCCGCTCACGCCGCCATTCCGACGGCGGCTTCGGGGTCTTGGCCTTGGGGTTCTTGGCCTTCAGCGCGACGGCGGCTTCCAGCCACACGCCGATCTCCCGAGGCACGCTGGACGCCCCGGTGGCCCATTCCCTGGTCAGCCGTTGCGCGCTGCGCAGCAAGGGCGTGAGCCCCCGCTGGGTTAGCCCGAGAATGTGCAGGCACTCTTTGTATCGTTCGGGGGTCAACTACCATCTCCATTCCGGTGGGAGTTTCTTGTAGAGCGCGTCAGCGAAATTTTCGGCGTCCTGGGCGGCTGCCAACTCGCCGCAGACGCGTTCCCGCATCGCGGAGGCCTTGACCTCGCAGTAGTGCGCGAGGCGGCGCAACTCGCGCGCCACCTTCGCCAGATCAGCCGGGGCCATCGCGTCGGGGTTGATGTGTTCGAGGGCCGGGATCGGTGCCATGCTCATTTCGTTTCTGCCTCCATTGCTTTGTTCAGCTTGCGGTTCAGGCGCTTCAGCGTGTTGCCCCGGCGGATGCGGTAGCTGGCTTTGTTGCACTTCTCGCTGCAATAGAAACGCGGGCGATCATCGCGCGGCGTGAAGATCGACAAGCACACCGCGCACAAGATGATCCGCTCCCGCGTTCCGTCAGTCTTCAAGATTGTTGTCCTCTCGTGTCGAGTGGATCGCGAAGTAGCGGTGCCCGCCGGGGTCGTAGGAGACCTTGCCGTCGCGGGCCAGAAGCGAGGCGCGCGACGAGGCGGAACCGAGGGGCAACTCGGTGAGCGCCGCGATCTCGCGGGCGGTCATACCCTCCTTACCGGCGGCCTCCAGCGCGGAGATGACCAACGGCGCGACCTTTGATGTCGGGGGGTTTCCCTTCCGCTTCCGCTTCAGCTTCGGCTTGGCGGCGGCCTTTACCTTGACGGCGTAGCCTTTGGCCGACCCATCGAACTCCAGCAGCATGGCGTTGACCAAGCTGATACGGTTTCGCAATATCTCGATCTGGTTCATCAGGTTGAGTTTGTAGGCCTCCATCCAGGCCTTCACATCGTTGCTCATGATACTTTTCCATTCAGGATGTCACTGATCGACGGGCACTGGGCGCGCATGAAGTCGATGCGCAGTCCGCGACCGCCATCGAACACGCTGGCGCTGTCGCCGCGCGCGGTGACTTTGTTGTAGAGGTCGAGCGGGATCGGCACGCCGACATAGGCGCAGTCCTCCGGGTCATCCAACGTCGGATCGATCACGCGCCGGTCGGCGTCGATGCACCATCCATGATGAATTTCCAGGAGAAAATCGGCGCGCATGGTGTAGCCCTCGACATAGGTCAGCTTGCCGCCCGACTTGCGCACCTTGGTGATGGCGTTGGCGAAGCAGGCCTTCGGCTGGCCGCGTCGCATCCGCTTCGGGAGCGGCTGCGCGATGCAGTCAATCCCGTTGCGCAGCACGAACTCAGGCATGATCCTGGGGCCGATGATGGGTTTTCCCGTGTGGGCCGCGAGGGCGGCCCACTGGTTCGAGGTGGCGCGAAGACGTTCGCGCAGATCGGCGGGTGTGATCACGCGTCACCCGTGGCCTTGAAGGCCTCCTCAAGCTGTTCCAGCGAGCGGGCCATCTCGGCGGCGCGCTGCGGTCCAGCCGGGAACTTGGAGACGTGCCACGCCGACAGGACAGCGGAAACGCAGAAGCGCAGCCGGTCATGCGACTCACTCATCCGGTCGGCTTCGGAAGCCATCAGGCGCAAATTGGAACCGATACTCATAGTGGGAACTCCTGGTGTGTGCCCCCTCCAGGTAGGGCGGGTGGCCCACCGTGTCAAGTTTTGATAATTTGATCGTTAAACGCAACGATAGGAACCGCCCATGGCGAACGATTACGCGGTGAAGATGCGCGCCGGGGCGAAGCTGCCGCCGGAAGGAAAGGTGGCCGTGCCGGGTCGAGGCGCGCAACTGGCACCCTATGTGCCAGACGACAACGCGCGGGACATGGTTCGCATCCTGGCCGCCAATGGGGTCGCGGGGGCGACCATGGCGAAGCTGTTGCAGATCAATCATCGGACGTTGTTGAAGTATTTCAAGAACGAAATAAAAGACGGCTTCGACATGGTGACGGCCAGGATCGGCGTGGCCCTGGTCTCGGAAGCAATGGCGGGCAATGTCGCCGCGCAACGCTACTGGCTAGGCACGCACGGTGGCGAGCGGTGGCGCACCCCGAAGGATGCCGACCAATCCGCCGTGTTCGACGCCCAGCGGTCGAGTCACCCGATCAAGTTCTATATGCCATCGAACCATCGCGATGAGCCCGAAGAACTGGGGCCGATCATCGATGCGACCGTGGAGGACGCGGCCTGATGTGGTTCGCCGTCGCCGTGATCGCCGGGATGGTCGTCGGCGTCGTCGGTGTGTGGCTGCTGGTCGTCACCACAACGTCGTATCACTGACATGGAGCCTGTGTGATGCACGCAAGCACGTTCGACTATCTCAAACCGACCGACGAACAACTCAACCGCATGACGATCCTGCGCCACGCGGCGAGGGTCTATTGCGACATGCTGGAATCTCATTTGCCGGATGGGCCGGATAAGGATTTCATTATCCGCGCGCATCGAGCCAACGCGATGTGGGCGAACGTCGCCATCACCCGGTATGCCGACGGTATGCCTCGCGAATGAGCGGCACCGCGCTCGATGACGGCTATGAGATCAAGCCGCAGCCGGGGCCGCAGGAGACGTTCCTGGGCTGCGACGCGGACATCGCCATCTTCGGCGGGTCAGCCGGGTCGGGCAAAAGCTGGTCGCTCTTGCTGGAGGCGATGCGCTATCCATCGTCGGTAAAAGGGTTCGATACTGTAATGTTCCGCCGCTCCACGGTGGACCTCCGCAGGCCGGGTGGCCTGTGGTCGGAGACGATGAAACTGTTCCCGCACGCGCACGGGTTGCCGATCAATCACCGGCTGGAGTGGCTGTGGCCAAACGGTGGGTCAGTGAAGCTGTCCCATCTCGAATATGACCAGACGTGCCTGGAATGGCACGGCTCACAGATCGGCTGTATCTGTTTCGATGAATTAACGACATTCACCAAGTATCAATTTTTCTACCTCATGTCGCGCAACCGTTCGACCGCTGGCGTGCGGCCCTACATCCGCGCCTCGTGCAACGCCGACGCGGGCTCGTGGGTGGCCGAACTGATCCAGTGGTGGTGGAACCCCGACACCGGCTACCCGATCCCGGAACGATCCGGCGTTATCCGATACTTCGTGCGCGGGCCTGACGACAGCTTGGTCTGGTATGACACAAAGCGTGAGGCGATGGCGGCCACCGGCCACACGCCGGAAATGATCAAGTCGATCACCTTCATTGGGGCCAAGCTGGCCGATAACCCGGCGCTCATGCGCAACGACCCAGGCTACCTGGGCAACCTCATGCTCTTGCCAGCGGTCGAGCGCGAACGGCTGTTGCAGGGTAACTGGCGGATCAGGCCAGCGGCTGGTTTGTATTTCAAC